GAATACACTCCAGAAGAAGTTAATGTGTATTTGATTGATGGTAGAGAAAACACAGGAACTATTGTAAACACAATGCCAAACACATTAGGCAAAGTTCCAGCAGTTTGTGTTTATTCTAACAGAGCAAATGTTAGAGGTATTGGTGTAAGCGCCGTAGGCGATATAGCAGACATCCAAAAAGAAATTTATGAGATGGCCTCAGAAGTAAATCAAATTATTAGATTAACCAATCACCCAAGTCTTGTAAAAAGTCGCGGCACAGAAGCAAGTGCTGGTGCAGGTTCAATCATTCAAATGGAAGAAGGTATGGATCCAGGACTAAAACCATACTTGTTACAACCAGATGGTGCAAGTATTGAATCAGTGCTTTCAGCAATTGAAAAGAAAGTAGAATCAATAGATAGAAGTGCTTCACTGGCAGGTATCCGCTCAGTAGAAAGTCGTAGACTTTCAGGCGTGGCCCTAACTTCAGAGTTCCAAACATTAAACAGTAAATTAAGTTCATTTGCAATGAACCTTGAACACGCTGAAGAACAAATTTGGAGACTATGGGCAATGTATCAAAACAATGTATGGGACGGAGAAATTTTATATCCAAGAACATTCTCAATCCAAGACAAAGCAAATGATATTGCTATGTTAAAAATGGCCAAAGAAGCACAAATTACAGATCCAAGAATTACACGTGAAATTGATAAACGTATCTATGAAACTATCACAGAAGAATTTATTGAGGATATGGAACAAGAAGAAATGGAACATCCTACTTTAGAAGTATCATCTAAAGAACCACACATAAAAGAAATGATTATGGAAGGTTACACAGATGCACAAATTTTACAATTACATCCTGAACTAACACAACAGGACATTCAAGATACAAAACAGGCATTATTACAAGAAGGTGAGTAATGGGTAAACTATTTGCAGATAGAGACTGGGTAGAAGACGAACCAACAGAACAAGAAATGCGTGAAGTCATGCGTTATTATTTTGAACAAGTAAATCTTCTAAACACAAATAAGAATATGACAGCAGGCGTAAGGGCAAGAAAAGCATTGCTTGAAATATTTCATTTGTGTAGAAAACGTAGAAAAGAAATACTGGACCAGAAAGCAGAATACAAATATCGTATTCATGACAGTTGGGACCAAGTAGAAGATTAAGGAGCGTGAGGGTTTATGCCAGTTACAACAAGTTCATCAGTGGCAAGCACTGTTGGAGAACGTAAGAAAAAACGTTCAACCAAAGTTAACTTAGGAGGGACTACTATGGCAACACGTGGTGGTAAGAAAAAGAAGAAAAAGAATACAAGAGGCGGAAAACGCCGTAAATAATTTGTTTATACTAATATTAGCATAAATAAACGCATACTGCAATAGTGCAGGGGGGCAACTCAACCAATTAGAAAGAGGTAATTATGGACGCGGAAAACACAGCGGTAAAAGAAACTGAGCAAACTGTTGCTCAACCAGAAGGTGAAAAACAGGTAGCAAACACAGACGCTAAAGAACAAGAAACTTTGTTATCACAAGACGAAGTTAATCGTATTGTAGCAGAGAGAGTATCAAGAGAAAAAGCAAAATTTGAAAAGAAATATTCAAATGTTGATATTGATCTTTATAATGATCTTGTTACAAAGAATGAGAAGCAGAGACAACAAGAACTTGAAAAGCGTGGCGAGTTTGAAAAATTGCTAAAAGAACAGGCGGAGAAATTCACTGGTAAAATTAGTCAATATGAGAACGAACTAACGACAATTAAAGTAGACGGAACATTGCTTAATGAAGCAAGTGCCAATAAAGCAGTTAATCCACAACAAGTGGTGCAATTACTTAAAGGCAGTGTTAGACTTAATGAAGCAGGAACTGTTGATGTTGTAGATGCAAACGGCAATGTAAGATATGACGACAAGGGTGATCCTATCAAAGTATCTTCGCTGGTAAATGAGTTCTTAACTGCGAACCCACACTTTGTATCAGCAGGACCAGGTGGTTCTGGAACTGGACAAGGAGTAGGCAAACAGGCGAGTGTGGTAGAAACAGACACAACAAAGTTGAACATGAATAACCCAAAGGATCGTGATCGTTACAAAGAAATCATGATGGCGCGGGGAGTTCGTATTTAACGCTATCTTATAAAAGGAGACTTAAATGTCAAACGAAGCAACAAGCACAACGTTAAATGATCTATATGCAAATATAGTCCAAGCGGCCCTTTTTACACTTTCTGAGAATACTGTAATTAGACCTCTTGTAAGAAACTACAACATGGTGGGAACACCAGGACTTGTAGCACAAATCCCAAAATATGCGGCAATAGCGGCGGCAGGTATTGCAGAAGGCACTGACCTTGCAAATACTGCGTTCACTACAGATCCAGCAACTATCACAGCAACAGAAAACGGTGTATTAGTTACACTTACTGACCTTGCTAAAGAAGGTAGTGCAGAAGATGTAGCGGCGGCAGTAGGTAGACAAATTGGTGATGGCCTTGCTAAAAAAGTTGACCAAGACTTAGCAGGTTTATTCAGCGGTTTTTCACAAACTGTAGGATCAGGCGCGGCAGAATTAACTGTTGACGACTTTTTCAAAGCGGCGGCACTTTTACGTAACTCCCAGGCACCTGGAAATTACGTTGCTGTAATCCACCCATACCAAGCATACCAACTTAAGAAACAATTAACTAATGCTGGTGCAACTATGTCACACAATTTAAGTGAAGTAGGAAACACTGCATTAAGAGATGGTTTTGTAGGTAGACTTGCAGGCATGGATATCTTTGAATCAACTGTAGTAACAGGTGACTCTGCAGGAGCATTTGTTGGTGCGGCAATGAGTTCAGACGCTTTAGCATACATGGTAAAACGTGATATGCGTATTGAAGAGCAAAGAGATGCTTCTTTAAGAGCAACTGAAATCGTAGGTTCAATGGCATACGGTGTAGGCGAATTATTTGACCTTTACGGGGTTGGATTAATTGGCGACGCTCAGTTATAATTCATAACTGATTAGACCATTATTGAAAGGGGCGGAGAAATTCGCCCTTTTCTCTTGATTATATTACCTATTACCCTATCCCTGCTAAATAACATTGTAAAACAATTTGGTGGTATGGGAAGGACCTATAGCACATTAAAAGGACAGTATCCTATGACAACACTCGCAACAGTTTCAGATATCCAAGAATTTGAACCAGACATTCTTGATTTTGGTATTCCTGACTTTGAAAACGAACTTACTAAAGCACAAAACGATGTATTCCGCGATTTAAGAATTAAATGGTGGCCTACAATGCAACGCGGACTATACGATCTAAAAGTCCTTGCAACTGGAAATTTAGAACCTAATGAGGATCTATATGTTGCAAGTCAATTGACTCGTGCCTGTGTATACAATGCTTTAGGATATCACATATACCCCAAATTAGCAAAATTTGAACCAGACGAAGATCTGTTTGAACGCAAGATGAAATTCTATAGAGAAGAATATGCTCGCGAAATGGATTTAGTTATTAGAGACGGTGTAGAATATGATATGGACAGTTCAGGGACAATTGAGTCAGTTGAAAAAGAACCTACATATTACCTACGCCTTAAAAGGTAGTAGGCAATGTCAAATAGAGAAACTATAACAACCAACATTATTGAGGTTATAAAAGACATGACGCCACCGCGTCCTGTGTTTGTAACACGTGAACCATTTGATGTTGACAAACTTGCAATTACACAATTTCCTGCAATACTTGTTACAACTGGTAATGAGACACGAGAAGATCAAGCAATGGGCGGTTATAGACGTGGCACACTTGAAGTGCAAATCAGAGGTATTGTGCGTTCTGATGGTAGAAAAGGATTTGTTCAAAGCGTAGACGAAAAACGTAATGAACTTATTGAAAGAATAGAAGAAGCACTAAACACTAATAGAAATAGAGAACTGGCAACAGCAAGAGCGGCAACTACTCATGTTACAGAAGTAGAAGTTATTGACAGAACACCACCACTTGGTGAATTTGTTATGATTGCAGAAGTTCAATATTCATTTACTAAAGGAGCAGTATAATGCCAGTATCATATACTAAAATATTTAAGAACGGCAAATGGCAAAACATAGAGTCAGACCGTTTACAAAGATTTCTGGACTTGGGTTGGTCTACAAAAGACGAATCTAAGACAGGAAAAAAGTCACAGACCAAGGGTAAGAAAAATAAAGTTTCTGCGTCCGCGGAAGTGACTCCAACCCCAGTTGTTGAAGAAGAACTTCCAACTGTTGAACCCACTGAGGAAGAGTTAAATGCTATTCCTTGCATTGAGTGTGATAGCGAAGAGCATTCATACAAAGACTGTGGCGAAGACAATTGGACTTATTCTGAAGACGACTTTACACCAAAAGAGGAGAGCTAAAAATGGCAACATATACAGGTGAAAACGGCACCGTTAGAATAGGTGACGATTCAGCAGGCGAAG